TTAAGTGGCTGTTAGATGAAGAACCAGTATACGATCTGTTTAATGTTGAACAGAATCACAGGTATTATGCAAATAACGTTCTAATCAAAAATTGCGAATTTTTAGTATACGACGAAACTCTTATTAGCAGTTTAAAGTTAGTAGAATTATACGGTAAAGAACCTATAATGAAAATGGGTCAAGTACGTTGGTATAAGGCTCCAACAGCTGGTAATTTATACTTGATTGCATTAGATCCTAGTTTAGGAACTGGTGGTGACTTTTCAGCAATAACAGTTTTTGAATTACCATCGATGAATCAAGTAGCAGAATGGCATCATAACATTACACCTATTCAAGGACAAGTAAAGTTACTTAGAGAAATTCTATTATACATTCAAGATGAATTAGGATATGATCAATATAATTCTATATATTGGTCAATAGAAAACAATACCGTAGGCGAAAGCGCGTTAGTAGTAGTTGAAAATTTAGGAGAAGAATCATTTCCAGGGTTGTTTGTGAGTGAACCTGGCAGAAAAGGGCATGTTCGTAAATTCCGCAAAGGATTTAATACTACCTTTAATAATAAAATAGCAGCGTGTTCAAAATTAAAATATTTTGTAGAAGAAGATAAAATGACTATCAACAGTAAACCATTAATTACTGAATTGAAATCTTTTATTGCGCATGGTATTAGTTTTAAAGGTAAACCGGGGCAACATGATGACTTAGTAGCAGCACTATTACTAGTAGTAAGAATGATTGATATACTAGCAGAATGGGATCCTATGGTATTTGAAAGAATGCGAATTGAAGAAAGAATTGAGGACTGGGAAGCACCTCTACCAATATTTGTTTCCTCTAATATGTGATAAATATAAACATGGACAATAATTTAAACAAAATCGCTAAAGACCTTTATGGTAAAATACAAACACGTTTTTCAGATATTAAAATGGGAGACGAAAATGCAGAAGTCTTAAGTAAGAAAGTCGATATTCCTCGTGCTAGATTTTTTGAGTTTCAATACACAGAAAATGGAGAACCACTTGGAACTATTGCTATTACACTAGACTTAGATGATGGTATTGTAGTACAAGTTAGTGGAGACTTAGTTGACGATGACTCCGGGGCTACACATCACAATGCATTTAAATTTATAAGATCATTTAGACAATTTGCTAAATCTCGCTTATTAAATTTTGATGTACAAAATATCGGTAAAAGCAACTTAGACAAGCGAGACTATCAGTTTCAAGCAAAACCCAAGGAATTACCAATGATGGAAAGTAAAATGTTTGGGACTTCTAGAATAAGTTACCAAAATTTAGGCGAAACTCGGTTAATAGTTAAACATAACCAGCCTATTAACCCTGAACTAGCTGCAGGACGTACTATGCACATCGAATGCATTTACGTTGAAAATGCAGACGGTGAAAGATTTAAATACCCCTATAAACATTTACCAGGTGCTCGAGCACTAGCAGAACATGTTAAACATGGTGGAAACCCATACGATGCAATTGGCAAACACATTACTAAACTTAGTGAAGAACTAGCAAGTTTACGTAAGTTTAAAGGATATGTCGGACGTCAATCTCAATTATCAGAAGCAATGGGCAATGTTACAGATCGTGTAATTGAGCGCATTGAAGAAGTTAAAAAAGAAATACACAACTTACAACGTCCTTCATATTATCAACAATTTGCAGAATCGTTTATTGAAAAAGAAGAAAAAGCAATTCCAGAAACTGTTATGAATGACTGGATTGATCGGTTAACAGTACGTACTTTTAATGAAGAAATGAAAACTGTATTCCCATTCTTATACAACATAGTAGACGAAAGCGAATTACCAGTTTGCGAATTATCGTCAGATTACTTCTTAGATGAAAAAGCACCTAAAGGCTGGGAAGGAACTGTTAAAGCAATGAAAAAACACAAGGAGATCGATAATCCTTGGGCATTAGCACATTCAATGAAAAACAAAGGCTATACAAGCCATAAAAAAGAAAGTTTCGATCCAGAACTTGCATTTGAATCATTTATTAATCGTATCATGCTTGAAGATAAAGACGAACTCTTTAGTCCGAACAAGGATTCACAAAAAGTTGCTATTGACAAATTAAATAAAATTTTAGAAAAAGAATTACGTGGCGGACCGGATGGCATTAATGCTATTCAAAGTTTAGCTGGTTTAATTGACGATCCTGATTTTTTAGATTCACTTAAAGACATCGACCCAGACTTAGATGTTCGTCCGTTAATACAACAATATGTAACATATACCGATCCAGGTGTTGCAGTTCAATTACAATTTGGTGACGGTAACATCGGCGGACAAGACATGGCACCAGCAGCAGACGGATCTGCTCCTCCAGCTCCTCCAGCAGCTCCTCCAGCACCAGAAGGCGCACCTGATATGGGTGGCGGCTTAGGTGGTCTAGGTGGCGGAATGCCTCCAGACTTAGGCGGAATGCCTCCGGAAGGAGAATTACCTCCAGAAGGCGAACCAGGTGCAGAAGCAGGCGCTCCTCCAGCTCCAGAAGGCGAACCAGGTGCAGAAGCAGGCGCTCCTCCAGCTCCGCCAGTAGGTGAAGTACCCCCTCCAGCTCCGCCGATGCAAGAAGGTATTAATCATAAGAAAGCTAAAATCAAAGCTAAGTTTATTAAAGCTAAAGCAGCCGGTGCAACATTAGAAACTATGTTTGCAGAAGGTATGACTATTCGTGATGCTATTAGAGAAAGCGGATTAACTCCGTGCGAGGCAGGATTTGGTGAATGTGACATGGAAGATAAACACGACGGCGGCGAACCGGCAGACGAAAACATTTCAGGTAAAGACCAAATCTTAAATTCAATTGCTGGATTTTGGAATAAAGAAGAACGCAACTTTACAATCGGAGGCACTAGAGTTAAAACTAAAATAATTAAAGGTTTTAAAGATGGTGAATACAGTAATGCATCAGAAGAAGATGTTAGAGAAGTATTGCAAAAAGTTGATCAGTTAGATCCAAGCGAAGATGCTCGTGAACAAAACGATGTGTTAAGATTAGCAGGCGTAAAACATCAAAACTTAAACACTGATGATATCGATATGGAAGGTTTTGGCAAGCGCAAATTTGATAGTATCGATAAACATAAAATGCATAAAACAATGAGGAATAATTATGAAAAGAATTTCAGAAACCGTACTTCTAGATTCCGTTAAATCTCTAAGAGAAACAATGGCATTGATTGAAGGTGCATTCGGAGATGCTCCTAATGTAATCGGTGCAACAGAACATCCAATGCAAAACTTTAGCGACTACATGAATACAGGTAAAGATAATGTCAATAATGCAGTTGGCGACTTAGCATCTGGAATTGGACATAGTATAGGTGATCCACTTATTAATCAAGGTCCAAAAGTTGCAAAAGAAATTGCCCGCGGGATTGGCGCAGTCGGAAAAGGTGCATATAATGATATCTCAAACCACGTAAATAAAACGTTTACACAAGACGCAAATGATTGGGGTATTGATAGATTCGGCGGTGGTGTAGCCGACATGCCTTCAGCAAAAAGTGCATCAGTTGGCGCAGGTGATGCACCCGATATTGCAAACAGTATGCTTAATGCACCGCATGAATATGCTGCTCCGACTCCGCAAGCACATCAGTTTAATCCATCTGATACTAGCTATGCACAAGATCATCCACCGGTAGATGATTTAAGTGGACCATCAGATTTAGATGCGGTACATCCTTATAGTACTGCACCACATGCTGATAAACCACATCCTGCAGGACAACCAAAAACGCCTAAAGCTAAGTTTGATCCAGCTGTACAAAAGTTACAATATGAACTACAAGCTAAAGGCTATCCTATTAAAGCCGATGGTATCTTAGGACCTAAAACACAACAAGCAATTGATTGGGAAAATCAATCAGCTAATACCCAAGATAGAATTACAGGTTATGATGAATTAAAAGCAGACATGGATCAGTCAATTGCTCCGTCTGAACCATTCGATAATACGCAAGGAGATTTTGATCATGCAGATCCGATTGCAGAACATGTAACATTTAGTCAAGGCGACAGTTTAGCTAGAATCATTCAACTAGCAAGAGGATAACAATGAAAAAAATTACAGAAAACGCACTTTTATTTAGAGTTAATCAACTAAATGAAAAGTTAGCAATGTACGAAGCTGCACAAGCAACACAGCAACCGCAAGGCGGGATAATGCAATCAATGGGCAATGCACTCGGCAGCGCAGCAGGATATGCTACTGCTGTTCCACGCGCAATTGCTGATGCCGGGCAGTATGCATATAACCATGCAGGCGGCGCAGTTGATGCTGTGAAAAATGCAGCAAGTAATGCAGCTAATACTGTTGTTCAAGGTGCTCAAAATTTTGGACAAGGCGTAGCACAAGGTTGGAATAACACAGATCCTGCAAAAATGGCAGGTATCGATGTTAATGCACCGCAGCAACAAGGAACAAGCGGTAAACCTGTTGCACAACAAAAACAACAAGCTCCTGCAGCTAAACCAGCAGCTACAACAGCACAAAAGCAACAAGCTCCTGCAGCTAAGCCAGATCCTGCAGTAGTAAAAATCCAACAAGATTTAATTGCTAAAGGTTATCCACTTAAAGCTGACGGCATTATGGGGCCTAAAACACAACAAGCAATGGATTGGCAAGCAAAGTCAGATAAACGTGATGCCGGTGTACAAGCTACTAACAATATGGATCCTAGTAAACCTGCTCCTGCAGTTCCGACGGATCCTGCTCAAAAAGCAGCATATGATGCAGCAATTAAGAATATGAATCCAGCCCAAACACCGGCTCCAGCTCCGGCAGGCGCAGCGGCAATTACTCCTGCATTCCAAAGCCAACAAGCACCAGCTCCGGCAGCACCTGCCCAACAATCAGCGTATAATAGCTCTGCACTTGGACAGCTGCAACGGTCTCTTCAACAACAAGAAGCTGGCCAATCAATTCAAACACCACCTCCGGAAAAACCAGAAGGTGTAACAGTGTTTCCAGGAACAGCGACACAACAACAAACTGCTGAATCAGTTTCGTTTAAAAATGAAGATAGTTTAGCTAGAATAGTACAATTAGCAAAATGGTAAAAAGAATATGAAAAAGTGAAAGATTTCTCTTGCTCATATAAATAATAGAGTATATAATACGCACATACTTTAACAGTAAGGCATTATATATTAAAGTATAAAACACAAAAAATATTAGTAATAAAACACATAGGCTATATAACACACAGAGTAAAATCTGTGTGTTAAATTCAAAACACATAGGATAATAAAATGGCAACACTAGCAGAAATCAGAGCAAAATTAAAAGCGGCAGAAACACGTACAACAGATAGTAACACAGGCGGCGATAAATCAATTTATCCTTTCTGGACTATTAAATCAGGCGGCGAAGCAACTTTTAGATTCCTACCAGACGGTAATCCAGATAACACTTTTTTCTGGGTTGAACGCAACGTAATCAAATTACCTTTTGCAGGTATTAAAGGTCAAACAGATAATAAAGCAGTAACAGTAAATGTACCATGCGTTGAAATGTATAACGACGGTTCAGTATGTCCGATTCTTTCAGAAGTGCGTCCCTGGTTTAAAGATCCTTCATTAGAAGACATGGGTCGTAAATACTGGAAAAAACGTAGCTTCATTTATCATGGCTTTGTATCTAAAGACGGTTTAGACGAAAAAGAACCACCTGAAAATTCAATCCGTAGATTTATTATCGGACCACAAATTAACAAATTAATTCACGCAGCATTAACTGACGAAGAATATACAGAATTACCTACAGACTATGTAAATGGTTTCGACTTTACATTACGTGTCGGTAGCAAAGGCGGCTTTGCTGATTATTCAACATCAACTTGGAAACGTAACACACGTCCATTAAGCGATGCTGAAAATGCAGCAATTGATAAATTTGGATTACCAAACTTATCAGACTACTTACCTAAAAAACCAAACGACGTTGAACTTAAAGTTATGATGGAAATGTTTGAAGCATCAGTAAATGGTGAAGCATATGACATCGAACGTTGGGGCAAATACTTTAGACCATATGGTGTACAGTTTGACGAAAATGCAGCTCCTACGCATACTGCTACAGTAGCACCAGTTGTTGCACCCGTAGCTCCTGTAGTACACAAAGTCGAAGAAGAATTACCTTGGGATGAGCCAGCTGAAACTGTTAATGCATATACTCCACCAACTGCTGTTGACACAGCGCCTGCGGCATCAAGCGATTCTCGTGCTAATGATATTTTAGCAAGAATTCGTAACCGCGGTTAATAGGTGTAAGATTAACGTAGCAAGGGGTCTTGCTACGTTACATTGTTTGGAGTATATTCATGGCAACAAAACCCTTTGATAATAATCATACCCCTATTTTTTATGTTTACAGTTATTTAAGAAAATCTGATAATACACCGTATTATATCGGTAAAGGTAAAAAAAATCGAGCTTTTGAGACGCATGGTAGAATCAGCGTTCCAAAAGATAAATCAAAAATTAAATTCATAAAAGAAAATTTATTTGAGTCAGCAGCAATTTCATTAGAAATAGATTTAATATCTTTTTATGGTAGAAAAGATATAGGTACCGGTATATTACACAATTTAACAGATGGAGGCGATGGATTAATAAATCCAGGACCATTAACTCGAAAAAAAATGAGAGAGAATATTAAACAAGGTATCACCGGAATGCTCAATAAGCGTCATTCAGTGGAAACTATTAAGAAAATGAGTGCATCTGCTAAACGCCGAGGATTTACTAACGAACAGCGTCAAAAAATAAAAGCATCATTGAGTGGAAAACTTAGAGGTCCTATGTCTGAAGAGAGAAAATTGGCAATTTCTTTAGCAAAAAAAGGTAAATCTAATGGACATATTGGTATGAAGCATACTGATGAAACTAAACGAAAAATGAGAGAATCTCAAGCAAAATTAGAGTATACTCATAATGCAGAAATATGTAAAAAAATGAGTAATATAAAGAAAGAACAAATATCTAAAATGACAGCAGAAGAACGTAAAGATCGGTTTGGCAAACATAACAAAAAAGAAAATAGAAAACTACACACGGAGATAACTAATGGCTACTCGTCCCTTTGATTTAACAAAATTTCGAAAAACTCTAACAAAAAGCATTGACGGCTTAGGTGTAGGCTTTAATGATCCTACAGATTGGGTAAGTACTGGCAATTTCGCATTGAACTATCTTATTAGTTCAGATTTCAACAAAGGTATTCCATTAGGCAAAGTAACTGTGTTTGCAGGCGAATCAGGTGCAGGTAAAAGTTACATCTGCTCAGGTAATATCATTAAACACGCTCAAGAACAAGAAATTTATGTAGTATTGATTGATTCTGAAAACGCACTAGACGAAGCTTGGCTACACGCACTAGGTGTAGATACAAGTGAAGAAAAACTTCTTAAACTTAACATGGCTATGATTGATGACGTAGCTAAAACTATAAGTGAGTTTATGAAAGAATACAAAGCTATGGAAGACAAACCGAAAGTCTTGTTTGTAGTAGATTCATTAGGTATGTTATTAACTCCGACTGATATTAATCAATTCGAAGCAGGTGATTTAAAAGGTGATATGGGTCGTAAACCTAAAGCACTTACAGCACTCGTTCGTAACTGTGTTAATATGTTCGGTAGTCACAATGTAGGTTTAGTATGTACTAACCATAGTTATGCATCACAAGATATGTTTGATCCAGACGATAAGATTTCAGGCGGTCAAGGTTTTATCTATGCATCTAGTATTGTAGTAGCAATGAAAAAACTTAAATTGAAAGAAGACGAAGATGGTAATAAAGTTAGCGAAGTTAACGGTATTCGTGCCTCATGTAAAATTATGAAAACACGTTATGCTAAACCATTTGAGTCATTACAAATTAAAATTCCATATACTACAGGTATGAACCCATTTAGTGGTTTAGTTGATTTATTTGAGAAAAAGAATATCTTGAAAAAAGATGGAAATAGACTTAAATATGTGGCAACTGATGGTACTGAAATTAAATTGTACCGTAAGGAATGGGAAAGTAATACTAATGATTCGTTGTTAAGAGCAATGAACGAGTTTACTGATGTACCAGTGGTATTTGATGACATTGAAGATATCATTGAAGATGATTACGTCATGGAGGACGATAATAATGTTGAATGAAACACAAATTGCTGATGTATGGTTGTTGTTTGCAGATTATATTGATAAGAAACAAGCAGAAATTGCTGCTGAGAGATTTATTGAATTGTTAGCAGACTTTGGTGCTACTGATCGTACCTTTCAAGGTGCTATTGGTATTGATCCTGTATTAGATCAAGCTATTACATACTACTTAGAAGATAATAGCGACGAAGATGATGACGATTATTCAGAATTGGAGTTTTAATGAGTTGGTATTCTACAATCGTAAAAGACATTACAAAACTACCTGACGGCATTGTATATTTTCAAACAGAGTTGACAAGTGCCAAACAAGAGTGTAAAATAATAGGAAATGTAGAAAAAGCATCTGCAGCAATGCCAGGCATTGTAGAACATAGATATGGACAGCTTCAAGAAGTCGAAGCTATCCTTGAGTTCCTTAATATAGAACTTAAAAGATTAAAGAGTTATCACTTTAGAAAATATTTAGAAACATACGCAAGGGCATTAAGTAGTCGCGATTGTGAAAAGTATGTAGAAGGTGAAGACGATGTAATCGAATATGAACTTGTTATTAACGAATTTGCACTACTGAGAAATCAATGGTTGGGTATTACAAAAGCCTTAGATCAGAAATCGTATGCATTAAGCAATATTATACGACTAAGATGTGCAGGCATGGAAGACGCAACTCTTTAAATAATATGACGGGCTTAGTGCCCGTCACTACTATAGGTGTATAACACATGAAAACAATAGACAGCCTTCTTCACTTTGTATTCTTACAAAGTATGTCATTAAAACCGCCATTCTCGCCAAGAGATAACAAAACATTGCAAAGTTTACACAGTGCAATGATGTCCGATACATATATTACTGAAAAACAAAGTAATTTATTAATTACTATTTTAAACACACCGTCATACTCGCAATTTCTTTTAGAAGCAACACCTGATTATAAAGAATATTTAGATACCCCGCAATGGAAAAATTCATTTCGCATACTTCCGGATATTAAGAAAATTTATCATATTCCTGCTGGGTCTAATATGATTCCAGAATACAACGGATTTCGAAATAATTACACTGGTGTGATTGCAATTGAATTTACATTTTCGAGTACGATTCGTAATCATTTAAAACCATTATCATCGACTATTATTCAAGTAAAATCGGGGTCTTTTTATATTGCTGATTATACCGAACGTAACTTATATACTGTAATAAAAAACTTAGAACAATATAATTTTGAAGTTGAACCAGAACTCCAAGAAATATATAATACAATCGTTTCGTGGAATAAATTAGAAATCTTAGATCAATTTTTACTTACTAACAATTCGAACAGTGTTCTTAAATCTATAGTTACGACTGATATAGGTAACACACCTACTAATCTGTTAATTAAAGATCGCAAACATCGTTATCAATATACTGATAATGTTCCATGTAATTGTAATACGTTGACTGAAACTATTGCTAATCGACCATCTACTAAATTATGGGTAAACAGCAATATTCATTCTTTAACAACTGTTATTAAATCGTTAATTGAATTAAATCGATTACCTCTACTAGTAGTGTTTGATCAAACTACAACGTTAAACACAATAGTACAGTTTAATGAGTTATCAACCGCGTTAACTAATAATACTATCACAGATAAGATCGGTATTTACTTTAGATTAGATAATACACCTGATGGTAAAATATTTAATGACGCAATTGCAAAAAGACAGTATAATACTATGCTCGATGATTCAACAATCGTTGCAGGAGTACTCGGAGGAAAATTACCAAAGTTCTTTCTTAAAACAGAGTGGAAACCAATGACAGTATTATGTATTAACAACACACTACGTCACAGTAAAACGGCAGTATATGCAAAATGTAGTGATTTGATTATAACATATACGCCATCAGAACCATTAATCGAAACGAGGAATCCATATGGGAGTTAAATTAGTCATAAAAGACGAAGTTAATATTAAGTTTGAAAATTTGCCATTAGATGTGCGTAAGAAATTAGCAAACACATTTAAGTTCGAAGTGCCGTATGCTAGATATCAACCTTCTTTTAAGTTAGGTAGATGGGACGGCACTGTTAGCCTATTTGGATTAGGCGGGACTGGATATTTAAATAATTTAGAAGCAATATTATCTGTACTTAATAAAAGCGGTATTGAAATAGACGAAATAGAAGATTTAAGAAAGCATTATAAATTAAACTTTACACCAGTTACAGAATCATATTGGGCAGATCAAGGCAAAGTATGGCCTGAAGGGCATTCTCAAGCCGGACAGCCTATTATGTTACGTGACTATCAAGTTGAAGCTATTAATAAATTTTTAACACAAACTCAAGCATTACAAGAAATTGCCACAGGTGCCGGTAAATGCCAACCTTACTCTAGTAAAGTTTTAACACCGGATGGGTGGAAGACAATGGGCGAAATGCAAGTTGGGGATTATGTAATAACTCCAACCGGAAAATCAGTGCCAATATTAGAAATTTATGAACCAGGAATTAAGGATGTGTATGAACTATCATTCTATGATGGACGATCTGCAAGATCATGTGAAGACCACATATGGCCAATATATAATATTGGGTGGGGCAGATCGTCAACAGGTTCAATACGGAATATTTCAACACGTGAGTTAATTAAACTAAAAAAATCTACTAAGAGATCAGTTGGAATCCCATTGGCTACTATGGAATATGATAATACTGATATTAATTTACCATTAGATCCATGGCTGTTAGGGTTTTTATTAGGTGACGGTAGTTTTAGAAATAACCATGTTGGATTTAGTTCAGCTGATGATGAACTAATTAACAAAGTTTCATCAAAGTTAGACGAAAACTATAAAGTTACGCATGTAACACGGTATGATTATGGAATTTCATTTAAAACTGATAAAATTTTACAAAATAAAAAATCGTTACATATGAAAAATAAAATTAGAAATGAAAAAGGATATATTACTGATTCTAAAAGTTCATTTCATAAATATATTCAAATTTTAACAGACCTTAACTTAATGGAGACATACAGCCATTCTAAATTCATACCTGAAATATATTTTAAAGGTAGTTTAGAACAACGATTAGAACTTATACGAGGATTAGTTGATAGTGATGGAACAATTGACAAATCTAGTGTTAAGTTTACATCGGTTAGTTATGAGTTAGCGGTCGGATTTCAAAGATTAGTTAGAAGTGTCGGTGGAATTGCAAAACTTTTTACAAAAACTAATAATACATATATGTATAATGGAATAAGAACCCCGTGTAAAGATTCTTATACCGTGTCTACTAAGTTTCCTAAACCGTGGATGCTTACATCATTATCTAGGAAACAAAATGCTACTAACTTTAAATATCAATATGGAAATACTTTAAAACTTAATATTACAGATATTAACTTAGTATCTACTGAACCAGTTAAATGTATTTTAATTGATAGTCCGGATCATTTATATATTACTGATGATTATATTGTAACTCATAACACGATAACAACAGCAACGCTTGCTCACGTATGTGAACCATTCGGTCGTACTATTGTTATTGTTCCAAATAAGAGTTTAGTAGAACAAACATGTGAAGACTTCGTTAACGTGAATCTTGATGTAGGTATGTATTACGGTGATAAAAAGGATTTAGACAAAACACACACAATTTGTACATGGCAAAGTTTAAACATACTAGATAAGAAAAGTAAAAATCAAGAACACGACATTATAACATTAGCAGAATTTTTAGACGGCGTTTGCGCAGTAATTGTTGACGAAGTCCATATGGCAAAAGCCGATGTATTAAAAAACTTACTTACACATAACTTATGTAATGCTCCAATTCGGTGGGGATTAACAGGTACGGTGCCTAAAGAAAAGTTTGAATATGAACAAATCTTTGCAAGCATTGGTCCTGTAGTAGGCGGTATTAAAGCACATGAATTACAAGATGCAGGTGTATTGTCTGCGTGTCATGTAAAGGTACTGCAGCTAATTGATTTACCAGCATTTCGGTCATATGCAGATGAATTAAAATATCAGGTTACAAATGAAGATAGAATGCGTTTTATTAGTGATACTATTAGAACTATTGCAGAAACTGGAAATACATTAGTGTTAGTTGGTAGAATAGAAACAGGTAATTTTATTATAAATGAAATAGAAGATGCAGTATTTGTATCAGGTAATGTAAAAACAAAAGATAGAAAAACAGAATACGACGAAGTAAAAACAGCATCAAATAAAATTATTGTAGCAACATATGGCGTTGCTGCTGTTGGCATTAATATCCCGCGTATTTTTAATTTAGTATTAATCGAACCCGGTAAAAGTTTTACAAGAGTTATACAAAGTATTGGTAGAGGAATTAGAAAGGCACACGATAAAGACTTTGTGCAAATTTATGATATTACTAGTACTTGCAAATATGCTAAAAGACATCTTGCAGAAAGAAAGAAATTTTATAAAGATGCAAAATATGCATTTGAAATTAATAAGGTAGATTGGAAATGAATATATTAACAGTTAACAATGAGTGGTATTCACTTAACAGCTTGCCTGACGAAGTTGATGATAGCATGCGATTTGGTGTATTAGATAACAGTAATCCTCAAGATCCGGATTTCTTCTTTGCACCATTAATCTATTTAGAATCATTTAATTCGCCAGCAATGGTATTAAAAATTGGTAATAACGAAGTAACTATGCCAATCGATTGGTGTATTGCAGTAGGAGATGGTAGCAGTGCAACACATATCGAAATACTCCCGTTAACTAGTTTAAATGATAGAGGGTTTGATGCACTAGTGTTTAACCCAATATCAGACTTTAGGATTGAATTCAAGAAGATCGAAATTGTAAATTTTTACAACGATGTTAAATGGTATTTTCCTAAAATGAAATTAGGTCATTTACTAGCAACACCGTTACAACAAAAATCAAAACCCGATTGTGCATATTTTGTAAAAGAAGTATCACGCCAAAGCGAATTAATACATTTAGACAAATTACTATAATGACTGAAAAATTAGAACTAAAAGAAAAAATACAAGCAGTTGATTTGGGTATACGAGAACTGTGGGATGAACTTGACGAAACTAATCAAAAGCTATTAAAGAGTGAATTGTTTATTCTAAATAGATATATTAGTAATGTAAAAGGTCAACCTAGAGATATTCAAGAACATTTTGTTTATTCAGTAAACGAATGCTTTAACAAGCATTGGTTTGACCTACAACAACATCCTAAATTAATGTGGATGCTATTGTGTATGTGTTCATATAACGGCGAGAAAACGTTTTTCCATCAATGGATTGGATTTAAGAAAAAAGATAATACCGATAATAAAAAAGTAGTATTTTTAGCCGAAATGTATCCTAGTATGAAAATGAAAGAAGTTGAGATGCTTGCATCGTTAACTACTGATAAAGAAATAACCGAGCTTGCTAAAGACCACGGTTTAGACGATAAAGAAATTAAAAAGAAATTCAAAAAATGAATTTAACTCCTTCTAAGCCATTTCAATGCCAATACTGCAAGAGCAAATACGTAAAAGAATCTACTCTTGCAGTACACGTTTGTGAGCCAAAACGCAGAGCCTTGGCCCAACGAGATAAACATGTAGTATTAGGCTTTGAAACATACAATACATTTTATCAAAAGACACAAAACTTCCATGGCATGAAAACATATGAAGATTTTTGTAAAAGTCCATATTACAATGCATTTGTTAAGTTTGGAAGTTTTGTTAGTAACGTAAAACCACTATACCCTGATAAGTTTATATCGTATGTAGTAACAAGCGGTGTTAAATTAGATCATTGGTGTAGAGATGATTTATATGACAAGTATGTTGTAGATTTAATTAAAACCGAATCTGCAGATACCGCATTAGAACGCAGTATTACCCATATGTTAGATTGGGGTGATGCAAACAATGCATTGTGGAATCAATATTTTTTATATGTAAGTTTAAATAGAGCAATGTATGATATTAAGGATGGAAAAATTAGTCCATGGCTAGTATTAAACTGTAATTCTGGTAAACAACTTATACAAAAATTTAATGACGAGCAACTAGCTGTAGTGAGTTTGGCATTAGATGTTCCGTTTTGGATTAGCAAGTTTAAGAAATTATCGGATGATGTAGCCCTTGTAAAAACAGTGGTCAAGGAGAGCAACATATGAACATAAATATTGCGGTTGTAATAAAACCGCTTTATAATTGGAGGTTCTTCACACATGCCTGACATAGATATAGATTTCTTTGATAGATCACACGCGCTAACAAAGATGAAACATGTTACGGCAGCCATTAGTAACGAAAACACTTTTAAGAGACATAACACCGGCATCTATTGTCAAAACATACCACACAATCCTATAACAGGTGTAAGTACAATTGACTATAAAGAAGCCGAGCAAAGGGGATATTTTAAAATTGATTTTCTAAATGTCAACATATACAAAGACATTAGAGACAATAATCATTTATTACATTTAATGGGAACTGAACCAATATGGGAACTACTTCTTCAAGAAGATTTTGTAAATCTACTATTTCATATAAACGGGCATACCGATATTCTGAAACAGATGCAGCCGACTTCGGTGGAACAATTAGCTGCAGTCCTAGCGATGATAAGACCGGCGAAACGCTATTTGATTGGGAAAGAATGGACTACGGTGATGAACGAAATATGGGACCACACAGACACTGATGCAGGATACGCATTCCGTAAATCACATGCCATTGCGTATGCTATGGCAATTGTGGTACAAATGAATTTAATTTGTGAACAAAACTAACGGGGTGGTCTTCGAACGAGTTGAACAGATTTTCGTTTAACTCGTTTAATTGTTAAATTCATCAAGTTAACAACCGGACCTAATATAATACGTGTGTCTTTACTATTAAATGTTTTGATTGCGTATGCAAACGGTCGAATTTCTTCTCTACAAAAAATAGATATCGGAAATTGACGATTTGACTCCCACCACCATATTTCTCCTATTTCTAAGAAAGAAGCTTTGTCTTCAGCAGACTGTATTGCATTTAAATCGTAAAAACTAGTCACATATTGGTCTTGATTAATTACTATTCCAACGTATTCTTCATTTCCGTAGTTTAAAACACTAATAAATGGTAGATTTTGTTCTATGTTATCTCTTAAGTTTGCCATAAATATATATAAAGGATATTGCCAATGCAAAAAATATCAAGTTATTTATACCCAAATCGTATCGAGCTTATTGCCGATCTGGCTGGGTTTACAGTGGAGTTCACAAACGTGTATCAAAGAAACGTAAAAATATATAATGGTATTGATAATACTATCGAGTTTGACATTAAAAATGCAGACCAAAAACGAATTGACTTAACTACATTAAGCGGCATTTCGTTAAACATTATGGATGCATTGGGTAATGCACTACCAAATAGCCCGTATGTGATTACTCCGATTACTGGAAAAAAAGGTATAGCGTATGTAACTATTCCAGAAGATGACTTAGTAGATCTATCTCCGCAGTTTTTAAAATATAGCGTTAGCGCAGTTAAAGACGGTAAAGATATTATGTTATATGCCGACTCAAGATTTGGTGCAGTTGGTACTATAGAGTTGATAGGCGATGCAATGCCTACATTCCGTGATGATAAAGTCTACAAAACATTTACCGGTGAGATCGATTACATGGGCAAGGTTATATACCACACTAGCTCTATACCGACTACATTTTACGAAGCAGTTGCTACTGATCAAATTTGGATTGAAATTAAGGTCACTGGCTTTGTTGGGAACATTTGGTTAGAAGGCACCACTAACTCTACCATTAGTGTTAATTCATACTTACATGCAACTAAAATTGATATTCCAGTGACACCTGAAGATACTATACTACGCTATACATTACCTGTAGGCGACTTTAAATATTTCCGTGTGTTATATCAAGGAAATCACCCCATCAACCCTACCGGAACTGTTGACAAAGTTACCGTTTCATAGTATAATACATTTTTAAATTAACATACCTATCATGAACCTTATTACAGATACATTGCGAATGTACTGGACTACTGGTAGGCGAACTAAAACAACTTTAAGCGGATGGATAACTGGCAACGCACCTTGTTGCCAGGATACCCGCCAACGTGGCGGATTTATTATTAACGATGGCGATGCAGTTACGTTTCACTGCTTCAATTGTAGCTTTAAGGCTAGTTGGCAACCAGGTCGGCACATTAGTAAAAATATGAAATCACTTATGATCTACTTGAACATGAGCGATAGTGAAATTAGTAAACTTACATTAGAAGCATTCCGTTTAGAAGCATCTGAAACGTATGTAATGAAAACACTAATGCCTAAATTTGAATTAAGAACTATGCCAATTGATGCACACCCTATTACTTCATTTTTAGACAAAATACCAGAAAAACTAATTCCAGTTTTAGAATACATCGATAAAAGACATTTATACTTAGAAGACTATCCGTTTTATTGGACTCCTAAAACTGGATTTAACGATAGACTTATTATTCCATTCTTTTATGAAAAACGCATCGTAGGATATACTGCAAGACTGGTAACACAAGAAAAGAAACTACGCTACTTCTCTGAGCAACAACCTGACTATGTATTCAACTTAGATAGGCAAACACATGATCGAGCATTTGTCATCGTATGCGAAGGTCCATTTGATGCTATTAGCATAGACGGTTGCGCTATTCTAGGTTCACAAATAAAAGAAAAACAAGATTGGCTCTTGAAAAGATTAAACAAAGAAATTATACTAGTACCAGATAGAGACCACGAAGGTCCTAAAACTGTAGAACAAGCAATAGAATATGGCTGGTCTGTTAGCATGCCAGACTGGCCCGATGGCATTAAAGATGTTAACGATGCTGTTATTAAATTAGGTAGATTGGCTACGCTCTGGCTAATTATTGATGCAAAACAATCTTATTCACTTAAGATCCAACTAAGAGCAAAACAATATTTTAAGGACATCGAATGGCACAAAACGTAGACTATGGTTATGATATACAGAAGTTATATTTAGAAATGATGATAAGCGATGCAGCTACATTTGTTAGATGCCAATCCATATTTGATTACAGATTATTCGATCGTAAATTACAAAAATCAGCAGACTTTATAAACAGTTACGTTGACGAACACAACGTAATGCCAACTTTCGATATAATTAACGCTGCTACGCAGAGCGACTTTAAAGAAGTAGACGGACTCAAAGAAGAACATTATGATTGGCTGCTTAACGACTTTGAAACATTTATTAGACACAAAGGATTAGAACGTGCTATTAATGAATCAGCCGACTTACTTGAAAAAGGCGAATACGGTCCAGTAGAAGATAAAATTAAACAAGCAGTACAAATTGGCTTACAAAAAGATTTAGGTACAGACTACTTTGCTAATCCGCGTGAACGATTAATGAAGATTAAAGACAAGAACGGCCAAGTATCTACAGGTTGGAAGAACATGGATGACAAACTGTTCGGTGGTATGAACAGGGGAGAGCTTAATATTTTTGCAGGTGGGTCAGGCGCAGGTAAGAGTTTATTCCTAGCTAACTTAGGTGTTAACTGGGCACTAGCAGGATTTAACGTAGTTTATTTAACACTAGAACTTAGTGAAGAACTTGTATCTATGCGTATTGATAGTATGATAACAGGCGTTTCGACTAGAGAAGTATTTAAAAATATCGATGATGTAGAACTTAAAGTTAAAATGACTGCTAAGAAATCAGGATCATTACAAGTAAAATATATGCCATCAGGTAAAACTGCTAACGATATTAGAAGTTATTTAAAAGAATATGAAATTAAAACAGATAGAAAAGTTGACGTATTACTAGTAGATTACTTGGATTTGTTAATGCCAATGAGTAAAAAGATTAGCCCAGCAGACTTATTCATTAAAGACAAATATGTATCAGAAGAATTAAGAAACTTAGCAGTAGAAAAGAATTGTGTGTTTGTTACTGCGGCACAGCTTAATAGGGGTGCAGTAGAAGAAGTAGAATTTGATCATAGTCATATATCAGGTGGGTTAAGTAAGATCCAAACTGCAGATAACGTATTTGGTATCTTTACAAGTAGAGCTATGCGCGAGCGTGGTAGATATCAAATCCAGCTTATGAAAACACGTAGCAGTTCTGGCGTTGGCATGAAGATCGATTTAGGATATGATATTGATACATTGCGTATTACAGACATCGATGAAGATCAAGGCTACGGTAATACATCTACACCCACAGCAGGCAATGCACTGTTAAACTCAATTAAGGCACGCGGCACTACACAAGATCCAGACGGAAAACCTGTAGCAAAGGTTAATGGTAGCATACAAAGTACTGCACTTAGAGACCTGATAAACAATTTAGATGTAGACGAATTTTAGCATAAATATTGTAAATTATATTTAAAGGATTTACAATGCTCTTAAGAGAATTATATGAACTAGACATTATAGAAGCTAGAACTAAACCAGCACAGAATCCAAAGGTATCTGCATATGAGAAATTATTACCCTATAAAGATGACCCGGATATCTACATAACATTTACAACTTTAAACAAAGCAGGTATAAACCCAAAGTCGGCTTTTAATACGCCCAATGGTGTTTATACCTTTCCGTTAGCATTAACTTGGCAGATGTATGAAGTAGATCGATATAAGGATTTCACTCAATACCCTGATTTTGTTGCTGGACGTCCGTATATACAAGTACTTAAATATACCGGAGCAGGCAGATCACTAGTTATATCTGGTAATCCAAACACTTCTAACTATACTGAAGATGACTTAGAAAAAGACTTAGCTAAACTGCAAAAACAATATCATCTTAGTGACGGCGCTATAAGCAGAGAGAAATCCCGAGCTACAGAATTTCAAGGTTACTATAACGAAATCCCAACACAAGGCCCTGCTGCAATACTATGGACGGTTACTAGAAGTATAGCTTATGAAAAATTACGTAAACGCAAAGAGTCTAGATCCGGCTACGATTACGAAGACGATACAAGTCACCCTGCAACACGCGTAACTAACGATTGGTCTTCTGTATTCCGCGGACTAGGCATTCAACTAGTAGTTGACGAATTCCACGCTGTTATACATGAAGCAGAACCATGCCAAGCAGTATTCTTTAGTAAAAAAGCATTCAAACATATAGATACTGCCTTAGTTACTAGAAAACAAGAAAACAAACCAAAGATCAAATCAATCGACATTGACCGCGTAATTGATTACACAGAAAAAAATGGCAGAGACGAAAAAATAGAACAATACCTTTTAAACTTTGCTTCCATAGGAGATTGCTTTGGGTATTGGAATAATGTGATAGGACTACAAAGATGGCCAGGACTTGAAGCTAGAATACTTAAAGAAAATAACCAACACGCATTTAGAGAATATGTTGGCCAGGTACAAGAACGCTGCCCAGAGATTGAACCTGAGATACTTAAAAGAATGCCGTTCTCAAGTAGTAGATATTCATATTTTTATGTTAGAGATAATGTTACTACCCCATGGCCTGAAGCTGAACCTAGCATGCTAGAAAGCAACAATCCTGAACTATTAGTTGACTACGCTACTAATGTACTTAAAAAACGTTGGCCCAAAGCTGAAGAAAAATTAGTAGAATGGTTACATCTTGATTTACTTGCTAGCTATTATGATCAAGTATCTGAACTAATTGAATACGCTAGACGATTTGGCATAACTGATTGGCCAGCGTTAGCACAAGACATATTAGAATCTAATCATCCCCATAGAGCACAACTAGCAGCACTATACGCAGCACGGGTAATGAAACAACGTTGGCCTGACGCTGAACCTTTTATTAAAACCAATCCAGAAGTATGGAGCCAATACGCTGCTAAATTCCCTGCAGCGTTAGGTATAGAGAATACTGAAGATTTGAGCGCCTTTGAACAATGGAATGAGTACTTTAGCAAAAAAGGATCTACTGGAATTAATGGTCTAGATCCAACTCAAATAACTCCAGTGGTAATGCAAGCATACGTTACGAGTGTGCCAAGAGCAATCCTTCTGCTTACTGTTCCCGTAATGACTGCTGCAGCTAGAGATCCAGCAATAGCTGATATAGTTTACAAAGGACTGCAAACGCACGGTACGAATATTACACCTGAACAGTTTCAACAACGAGTTGATTCACATAAAGCTAAAATGGAAAATCAATGAAACTAAGAGAACTTTACACTACAATTATAATCGAAAGCGTTGCAGACGTAATTAAACGTTTGAAAACGACTTACCCGGATCAAGTACCGTTTATCGATGAACGTGCAAATTGGATTAGAAAAACTTTTCCAAAAGGCGCTGAATGGTATATGCTGATTATTGGCGATCAAATGTCTGGAGAACAAGAAGCAGAAAATTTTTTAAAACAACACTACCCGCAATTGCTTCCTATTCTAGACGCTGTAGCTGAACACAACTCATCATTTAGAACTGACTTGCATCAAGGTAATATTATGTTGCGTGGCAATACTCCGGTAATAACAGATCCAGTAGCTACTGATGCTTTTTAAAACAATGACAACACCTTGACCCTGCGAAGCAGGCGGTAAGCAAAAATTTATCTTTTTAAATACCCACTTAAAATAAAACCAGCTGGTTTTATTTTGGCCACCGGCCCAAAACTTTGTCCTTATGGTTAGGTCTCAGCTCTATATGGTGAATCCACTGTTTATTCACTGTTTAGACGATTTAGGCGCACAACAGTATATTCACCATTTTTTAAGTTTTTGAAACCATTTGAACACCGTTAGAATTATTCACTACGGTTGCGTATGGTAGACCTAACTTCACTTATGGATGATTCCATCCTTGAGATTTGACGCGCTTGACGATCTACCGTTTCCATTAGACGGTGTACTAGCGTATAGAGATGGCTAGAATCACTGTGTACAAACTTACTGCTACCATTTTCAAACTCTACTCGGCCCGGGACTACGCTGTCCGGATCCGGCTCTTGATTATATTGTTCCATTTTAACTCCACTGTGTGTATACTGTATATATCACTGTTAGATATTGTCTGGTCGGACTGTGAGCCCGAAACGGGTCCTGCAGAGTTTAAAAAAATTTTGCGCAAAAAAATTTGAAACCCGAAATTGGTCCTGAGGGGTGTAATTTTTTGCTGCGCAAAAAATTAGAAAGAAGTACTTACAGATTCAGACCGGTGATTTCCTACCTATGGGGTCATTTTTTAGGAGTTGTTGCGTTTAAAAAAATTTGTTGTTTTTTTACAACTATACCCCCCCAGTCTGTTGTTTTTTTACAACAAAATGTTGTTTTTTTACAACAAAATGTTGTTGTTGTTTTTTTACAACATTTTGTTGTTTATACACTACACGCGCTAAATTGCGTTTAAATGCGTTTTAAGCGCATTATTTTTTTTAATGCTACGTTAGCATTGCTTAATGTTTTAACGCGCGTTAAAGCGCATTTATGCGCTTGCTATGCTATGCGCTTGCTATGCTATGCGCTTGCTATGCTATGCGCTTGCTATGCTATGCGCTTGCTATGCTATGCGCTTGCTATGCTATGCGCTTGCTATGCTATGCGCTTGCTATGCTATGCGCTTGCTATGCGCTAACAGCGGGGCCTGTGCTATGCGCTTGCTATGCGCTTGCTATGCGCTTGCAATATATAGCACTAAAAATGCGCATTAAAAACGCTATAAATGCGCATTATGCGCAAAAAATGCGCATTAAATAAAATTATTTTTAAATTATAAGTTATTGTTTTTTATACACTTTTTTTAAAAATGCGCATTTTTAGTGCTAAATTGTAAAAATAAATTGCAATTAAATTTTACTTTTTTTTTATATGCTGTAAACTATGCACAACTTAAAAAAACAAGCGCATAAAAAAACGCATTTTTAAGTTAGCTTTTTAACAATTTATTTTTACTTTACTTTTAACGCGCATTTATTGTGCATTAAGTATGCACAAAAAAAGCGCATAACATACTTTAAATAGGTGATATTATGTCAAATTTTGCACAACAAACAACAACAAACACTTTCGGCAATGGCGCAAAAGTAGTGCAAGGTGTGGGTGTTAGCTTGCATCATCGTCTAGGCTACAAAGCACGTTTTTCGGGCGACGGTTTAACTTGTAAAGCACGTTGGTTGCACTTAAATAAGGTGAAAGAAAGTGGTGTTCATGCACATTCTGAAGTGTTCATGGTGCAATTAAACCGTGCTGTATCTGAATTGACAGCGGCACTATTTTTACGCAATAACTATGACGAATACAAAGATATTTGCGATGCACAAAAAAGAATCAACGGGTTTACTGAAAATCACTTGAATGCACTAAATACATTCATTAACTCACATAGTCAATCAGCGATTGCACAAAGTGAAGGCGAATTGGTAGACTTGGATATTGTAGAAAAAGACGGTATTTTCGGCTAACGCTTCACAATAGTGCATCATCAATAAGATGATGCACTTTTTTAACTCATTTAAGGAATTTAAAACATGAAAGTATTATTAAATAACGGGTTATTTGACACCATTGCACCAAATGAGTGCCAAGAGATTGTAGACATTGACGCGCGTAATATTGTGCGAGTGTTAGACAATGACAAAACAGGTGGGCGCATTCTTTTAATGCGTAATGGCGAACGTATTAGCGTGTTATCAATGCCTTTAATTTACAGATAGCACCAAATGAGTGCAACTCGAAAGGGTTGCACTTTTTTATTTTGTTTTATAGCACCAAAACAGTGCATAATAAAACACACACTTAATTCGTACCGTAATCGTATACACCATAACGGCCGGTACCGATGTCAACCATTCGATGTCAAATCGTTCCATTCTAATACCATCCATGCACCTACCAATCCGTTCCACTGTACCTTCATCGACATATCGGTTTAGATATAATAAAAGCTATCGGCATTCCGGTTGCATAGTTTGTGTGTATCAGGCACCTAACCAGATGCCTGTTCAATCCTAGCCTGCCCACACGATCCTACAGCGGGGCCTGATATCCTTTAACTCGTTTAACCTTTGTGATTAGTCTAGCGGCTGCATCACCGTGTGTCATCATTACACGCAATTTGGTTGCGCTGGACATGTTATACATATATAATTTTTGTGTTAGCATTGTTGTTATAGTAAGTAAGTTAAAAAAATATATTATAGCAAGTAAACGTATAAAATGCAAGTATGTGTTTAACCGTGTAACCTTACAGCGGGGTATTGATATAGCATGGTGATTCCTCTATATGGAATATCATACAATCCATACTAACTAGCGCAAAATTTGCGTGTAAGCTGTTTTATTGTGTATAGTGCTATAGCTGTATTGCTTAGTGTATAAACGTGCTGTGTACATGCGTTAAAACGTAAATTTTACATATATTGTTTTAATATTGTGTAAGTGTTACACGCATATACTAAAACGTGCTATGTTACAGCGGGGTATTATAGCATATGGCATTTCGAATAGTCAAGTATAGTTAGTTTATCGAATACCAAACCTCCAAGAGTCTCCAATGACCGGAATGCCGTTATGTTTGATGGATCGATCAAAAGGAAACCCCATATGTGTTATGCGGCACATACAGGGTTAAGTGGAGCGTGTGTATTAGGTATGGTAGATAGAAATGTTAGTTAAGGTATCCGTACAGCGGGGTCAATGTGTGCCATACGTTTCAATATCATGTAATGCTACAGCGGGGCCTATTTACTACTTCTTGTTACGTCTTAGTACTCGACGAACTGCTTTTTTGTTTGCTGTAGTTGCTCGGTCTGATCGTCTTGCCATTGTCGTTACTCCTATTTGTAGTGTTAAAATGCAAGCACTGTAAAAAGTGCTTGCATTATTTATTGCTTAGTTAATTACAGTGTTTTTAACTTTGTTAACATACTTGTTAAACGTTTTTTTAGTTACACACTTAATGTAAGCATTGTTAATATTTGCTTGCGTTAAGTTAGCATTTTGCGCAAGTGTTAGCGTATAACTTACACTGTTAGCACTTGCAAAAC